CGAATAGTGCCATTAATGGTAACATTATTGTTTATACCCCCAAGTTAGATACCAAGCAATGACCGCAGCCACTGCATAGCACATGAACATTGCTCTACGAACCTTTGCCAAATCTTGTTTAAACTCTCTAGTAAGCTCATTGTCTTGTTTCTCTATCTTTTGTTTAATGGATTCGATTTCAGACCAGCGTTTAGCACCATGCTTCTTAATGAAATCAGCCTTGACTTTAGCTTCTTCAATACGGATGGTTTCTTGGCGTTGCCATTCCATCATTGCTCTCTTGAAATACTGCTCTTTAAAGACCTGTGCTTCTCTTATATGTCTTTTACGCTCTAGGTCTTTCTGCTGTGCTACTGCTGCAGCGTCCTTCTGTACATCGGTAATACTCTTAGTGATGGACTTACTAGCCTCTCGACTAGCATCCATACTACCTGTTACGGATTTTGCTCCTTCGATAAAACCAAATTGGTCAGACATGGAATCATATTCTTAATTATTGTTCTTCAGGCTGAGTTGCCATTTCAGTTGCTGCTCTAATTGTCATGAAACGATTAAACTCATCACGCATCTCAGGAGTCAGACGAGCCATGAACGCACCTACAATTTGCTTAGATTTATTAGCAGGAACCCCTTCAATAAATGCAGCCAGTTTACGAGGATCAAGCATCATTTCAGCAGCAATACGATTAATATCTTCGTTAGCATCTTTCTTTAAAGCCTTTAATACCACATTGGTAATTAACGCTGCACGATTTAACAAGTTAGGTAATTCTGCACCGCTTTCTAGTGTTTCAACATTAGACTTTGCTGCAAGGGCTTGTGCTTTAGCATCACGTTGTACATCAGCAAGTACACGATTAACAGAAGCGACTTGATCTTTAGTTAAAACTTGTTCTAGCTTCTGGAAACGAGCTTGACCAGTAGAGGTCTTAATGGTTTGAGCTGCATTCTGAACAGCGTTAGCGAATACACCGGCTCTTTCTTTGTCTCCAAGCGAAGTACGCAATTTAGCTTCTAATGCTTGACCAATCTCCATTTGGTTAATCTTTTCAGATGCTTGTTCATATGTCTTCAAGTAACGAGTCCAGCTACCGGGATCTTCTTTAGTAGCACCGATTGACTTATTAATAGAATTGTCAATATAACTCTTTAGATTAGTACTATATCGGCTTAGCAATTTCTCATCAAAAGTACCGGTTTCACCTGCATTCTTACGCAAGATATTACCTAGATTCTTACGGATGCCGTACAAATCAGCAGAATTGATTATTCCATCTTGATTACTGAAACGCTGTATTTCATCACGGATTTCGCTCAAAGAACGACGAATTAAATCAGAAGTTCTTGCTTCACCGGGACGGGTCAATAGTGTATCAATCTGATTAGTAATTTCTGTTGTTCGTAAAGGAAAGAATCCATTATCAGATAAACTCTGTAATTGAAAGTTCTTAAAATCTAGCTCAGCTTGACGTTGCTGTGCTGTATTACGAGCTGTTTGTGCGCCTTCTAAGTTACCAACGACACGCTGGTAGTTCTGACTAAACGATGGCGATACACGAGGAAAACCCGGAACAGGAAAGAATTGACGAGATAAGGCTTGTTGTTGAGCGCCTTCGGTCTCTAGCATTCCTGCAACACGAAGAGCCTGTCCTTTACTTTGATACTTACCAGCAATTTCTTGTTCTAGTCTTGCGCCAATGTCTCCAGCTAAATTAGCTTGTGACAATGCTTGTTCCCGTAATGGAGTCGTTATAGCCTCACGCTGTGCTTTAGCGGCAGCTAAGGATGCATCATCACCGCCAATAGCACGAATTTCTGCTAAACGAGCAGCTTCTTGTTCAGCTTCTCTGCCAGCAAACTGAGCCGAAATACCACGCTGAGGCACACGCTCAAGACCACGCTGATATGCCGCTAAAGCTGTTGCTTCAGGAATGTCAGCTACTGCTTGAGCTGCGGTAGGACGAGAACCAGCAACAATTTCTTCTGCTCCTCGTAAAGAAGCCACAATCTCAGCTTGTTTATCTTTTGTAAGCCCTTTAAGATAGTCACGAAGAACTTCAATACGTCCTGACTCTGTTAATGGCTTTCCTAAATCTTTTAATACTTTACCGACTTTACCAGCAGTTTCAACCCCGCCTGAAATAAGACCACCAAAGAATGCTCCAGCGCCTAGTTGTTTAAACTTTTCTTCAAGATAATTATCGGTATCAACTACTGGCTGGACACCACCAAATAATGTACCAACAGCAGCGCCTTCAGCAATTCTACCAGCAGCCGTTGGAGCCGATGGAACAGGAGCAAGACGGTTAACCGGACTAAGCAGCGCACCTCCTAATTGAACAAAGTCAAATCCCTCACTTCCTTGTCTTGCTCGTCCTTCTTGAGTAGCTTTTTCGTATTCTTTAACGACTTCTCTAGCACCGGTTTTAACTTTCTCGCCAAACACTCCAGTTTCGGCTAAAAGCTGATTGATACCCAATAATGGATCAACAATAGCTCCTTTAGCAAATCGTGCAATAGGAGACCCGGGACCGACCATCTGATCAATACGACGAGCTGTTTCTGTTGGTGTGTTTCCGCTAAAGCCAACATCTTCAGGCGAAGACGGAGCCATTTGTTCTGCAGTATATTCTACAGGAGCGGCTGGCTGTCTTGTAGCTTGTTGTGGGCTTGCTTGTAATTGTCGAGCAATCTGAGCTAATCGTCTTGCGTCTTCTACATTACCAGCAGCATCAGCATTACGCAATGCTGTCATTACTTGTTCATAAGTAGCCATTATCTTCCTTGCTCAGATGTCGGGGTAAGATATTTAGTAATTAAATCATTATCTGAAGTTGATATACCAGCAGCTGGTTTAGCTTTTAAATCAATTCTACCGCTAGATTTAACTGTTGGTTTAAATCCAAATTGATCTGAGGTACGATTGATAGATCTTTCAAGTTTAGCTTTAGTATCATTAATCCAAGTAGCTAAAGCATCTGGATCGCTATATCCGGGGAAGTTCTTCATAGCTGCTCTCATGTCAGCATCAGAAGCAGATCCGGGAGGAAGACTTTCAATTTGTTGCATTAATTGAGATAAGGCAATCTTAGACTGTGCTGTTAAAGTCTTTTTAGTAGCTAAGCTCTTAACTTCGTTAGACTTAGTAGTCCAATCAACAAAAGATTCTGAATTTTTAACATCTTGTGGAGTAATTTGATTTAAAGTATCCAATAAATCTTGAGCGCCTTTAAACTCTTGGCGAATTGGTTTCATCTCAGCCGGACCGTAAATTGTTCCATTAATGTCACGATAGGCTCCTCCTTTACCGACAGCACCGGCGGTTCCTATAGCACCGGCTTCTGCTTGAGCAGCTGCTAATTTAGCATTACGATCCATAGAAGCCTGAATCACACGAGCTTGTTGATCTGGGGAGCCAAATTGACGGAATACAGCTAAATATTGAGCTTCTGTTGCGTTTGGAGGTAAGGCTGCTAATGCTTCTCTTAATTTATCTTCACGCTCAACTGTCTGCTGTGATCTAGCAATATCTGTTTGTGTTTTTTGAATGTCTGTACGAGTTTTTTGAAGATTTAATACGTCTTTTTCTCGTTGGTCTGCAATTGCAGCAGCAGCGGTAGAAAACTCTCCGTATCCTTTAGCTGCTAATGCTCTAGAATATTGACGAATTCCTTCTGGATTTGTTAAATCAAACTGAGTCCGCATCTGTGAAACATCTCTGAGCTTAACTAACTCTGGATCTTCAACACCCAACATACCCGCAATTGCGCCAACACCTCTGCCAATTAATTGCCCTTCTTGAGCAGCTTGTTGATAAAAAGGAGCTAATGACGGGGACATCATAGTTCCCGGAGCAGAAGATTGACGAGCAACCGCTAGTGTATCAAGATAGTCTCTACGATTACGCTCAGATAAATACGATTCTGGCGAAGTACCAAATAAACTGTTTACGATTTCAGCCATGATTATTCCTGTATATAATTAAGGTGCGGATCCATAGTAGCCGCCTGAATAACTACCAAATCCAGCGTCTGTCGGGGCGTAAGGAACTGAACTATAACCGCCACCAAACCCACCGCCGATACCGCCTCCGGGGAACAATCCTCCAAACCATTCGCCTACTTTAGGATTCTGGAATATTGTACCAAGAGTTTGATTCAATGCAGTATTTCTTGCAGCAGTGATACCAGCACCAGCAACATTACCAGCTAAGCCTGTCTGAGCAGCAGCTAAGCCACCTTCAGCTAGTAATCGACCAGCATTAGCACCAGCCGCAGCAGAACGACCACCAAGCTGAGCCCCAATGTCTAATGGTGCTTGAGCAAGTTCTTCTAATGCAGCGACTTGGCTGTAAGGAGTAGATACTGGAGAATATGCTGTTGAGAGTAAACCTTGACCAAACTTAATCTGCTCTCTAGCAGCTTGTTCAGCTTCAATACCAAGTTGCAGGTCACGAGTAGCAATTGCATTGTAATATGCCTGTAGTTCAGGATTAGAAGCAGCTAAACCACCGCCTTGACCGACTGCTAAACCACCACGACCAGTAGTAAGCAAGTTAGAACGAATACGTCCTAATGCCTGTTCTTCACCGGGAGCCAATAAGGCTCTTTGTTGATAATAATATCTACTCTGTGCTTCTTGTGGTGTTTCAGATATATATCCACGACCTAACGATAGTAGACGCTCTGTGTCGGCTCTACCGGCTAAAGCATTTTGAGAATAGAAGTTTTGAAGTGTTAATAACTCTTGAGAAGGAGTATATCCGGCACTGGTTAAGTATCCTTGGTCGTTAAAACCAAATCGAGATTTACCAAAACGAGAACTAATACCAACAGGTCTAAATTTTGCAGCTTCAGCAGCCTGTGCTGCGGCAGCGGCTTGTTGTGCAGCAGCATCACTGTAGTAGCCCTGTACTTGTCCGCCACCGCCACCGCCTCCGCCTCCTAAAGCACCACCTAGTCCACTACCAATAGAGTAACCAGCAGCGGCTCCAGCAGGACCTCCAAAAACCCCGCCAATGATTCCACCACCAATACCTCCATCTGTAAGGTATTTAAATCGATTAAATATTGTTTCTTAATCTTTGTTGTCCACTTATTAATATCTGTATGAAACCATAAAAACCCTTGATAGAGTTCTAAGTACATTACATAGTTATCTCTTATAACTACCGGTACTTTAGTAGGTTCCACCGTCAATGGTTCCGCCTGACATTGTTCCAGTAAAGCTAGGATTATTTGTATCAATCTTGGTTTGGACTGCCGTAGCAATATTATCAAACTCTGTGTTGATTTCAGTACCTTTAACTAACTTAGCTGGATTACCGGTGAATAATGTATCCTTAACTGCAAAGTTTGTTGTTTTTGTATAATTAGACATTATCTAATCCTTCCTTGTTTTACATAACAATCCATCTTCTGAACTGAGATTTCTGAACCCACAATCATAGCTTCAATACCAAGTTGAAGTACTCTTCCTGTACCGCCTACTTGAGTACGGGTATTGTCAAATACAACACCAGCGGTATACTCAGCAATTCCATACTCAGCAATTCCGTATTCTGCTAAAGATGGGTTTGCTAAAGTATATACTTGACTTTGATACGATTCACTATAATCAAAAGCCCACTTTAGTGATACATTAACGCCACGACCACCAATGAATGTAATACCGATACTTTTTAGTATCTTTTCTACCGTTGGTTGATTAAAGTCAAACCAATTCGTATAATAACTCATGCGATAAGAAGCACTATTATCGGTATAGCCTGTGTAGTTACCAATATAGCCATCTTTACCTAGATACAACAAACGACCAACTGTCGGAAAGAATGCAGTAATCTTGGTGTACCATGTTGTTGTTCTTGACGCACCATTCTCTAACACACCACGAGCATCAAAGCAATATACGATATTCGATGTTGGGAAAGAGATCGCATAGAATGCGTCTTTTTCGTAATAGACACTCTTTACTTGCTTTGCTGTCTCAGCGTCAATATACTGCATCAAATCATCACGAACATTAGCACTGATGTCCCTAATCGGTGAGGATTTCTCCTGAATCGTACGCAATAACGACCGTACACCACCGTTAGACAGGAATACTAAGTCTGTTCCTGCAAGTGCTACGGAATCTCGTGCAATGCAACCAATTCCTTTAATTAAATCCTGCAATGCAATATTTGTAATATCATCTGCATTGTTATACAAGACAATGTGATGTTTACAGAATATTACTAAATAACCGTTGTGTGCTGCTAGTGATACAATCGGATCACCATCCGGTACAATATCAGCATACCAAAGACGACCGTACGCTGCTAGAGCAATGTTGGGGGTAAATGTGTCCGTAGTATAGCCTGACGGTACACTTCCAACATCGCCTAATCGTTGCAACCCGTAGCTACCCTCATGAGTGTGCTGTCCGGGTGTATCAGCTAAAGTCAATACATCGTTTATTGTATAACCAGTACCGTCATTAGTCATTGTTAGTGTTAGTACGGCAGTTCCACTAACAGAAGCAACTGTAAAAGTAGCTCCAGAACCAGTACCACCTGTTACAGTAACGGTATCGCCTACAAACCAGTTAGAACCGCCAGTAGTTACTGTATGAGCGCTAATTTTACCGCCACCAGTTACGTTCGTAACCGTAATCGTTGCGCCAGTGCCTACTAAAGGTAATTTGTGATACACTAATACTGGATGTCCTGCTTGAGCTAAATAACCGTGAGCAGAAGCATTCTTGCCTGTACTATAAGGCTGCACACCAATACTCCAATGATCGTCTGTAATCGTATACGACAGATTGGCAGTATTTGTACTGTTTCTTACAGCTAATTGTGTTAATGTTGTGGTGCCGCTAAATAACTTATTATTACCTGCAGTTATGACAACATTACCATCTTCTTTAACAATCTCAACGATTGTACGAACAGAAGCAGTGCTTAAATCAGCACTGGTTGCATTTACAGGACTCCAGCCCTTTCTAGCACCAATACGACCAAACTTATCAATTACACAGTTTTCTGCGATGGTCGCATAACCTGATTCAAGGGTTACACTCGAATCCTGAGTGTTAACACCTTTGAACCCCGGCGCTACAATCGACGAGGTAACAATTTGTTCAGCCATTACTCATTAGTCCATTCAACTTCTTCGAGATAGTGATTGCGTTCAATTGCAATCGCATCTGCCAAAGAATTACGATACAGGCTGTATGCTTCAATAGAACTAATACCAGCATCTTCACCACGCTCAGCAATTGCCTTAGCATACGCTAATTGAGCAACAAGATGATCAGGTACTTTGATAACTGTACTGTCTGAAGTCAAATCAGGCTGCGGTACAGTCATGTTAAATCGAATTGTAAATACTGAGTTAGGAACAGGGAATAAATCTACCTGTGTATCTCCGTTGCTGTCTACACCGTTAAAGTTGTAGTAGTAAGGCGAGTTCGTTCCTTGTGTCGTTAACAAGAACTGCTGGTTCATCCAATGCGTAGGAGCATACTGCAATGTATAGTTCGACGTATCATTTAACACATCAATTACACGGAACCGAGTCTTAGAACCCACTAAAGTATAGTTATAAGTTCCTGCAGTCGTTGTTACCGTTACTGTAGACCCCAAAGCATTCCAGTCATAGGCATCTTCTACTTCACGCTTAGCATCATTAACCATGATACCAATGAGTTTTGCATAGGTGCTATCGTTTACCGACGTGACTACAGGCTCACGCAAGCGAGTCAGTACATTATTTACAACATCAACATAGGTAGCCATTTAATCGTTATCCTATCACAGATTTAGGAAAAAAGCAAGTGTTTTTTATAAAATTTTTACCACTTAACTTTATCCGCCCAATATGCTGCAGACATCTTGCCTTTAGCGATATTCGACGCATGACGAGCTTTAAAACTCTTTTGGCGTGCCTTTTCAGATGAGGTTTTAGGATTCGATCCTGCCCCTTTAACGCCTTGCTGACCGAAACGAATCAGCTTTTCTTGGTCTCCCGACTTAGCCAACACAGCGTGTGACTTAGTAGGATGGTTTGGAGTTCTTTTAGGCTTGTTATAGCCAGAAAATGTCTCTTTACCCTTCTTAATCATTATTTCTTCTTCTTAGCTGTTTTAGCAGCATCTTTAAAGTCTTTAGCCGACGGTGCGCCTTTAGTGCCGGGCTTACGCATCTTCTCGCCTGAACCAGCAGCGATACGACGACGCTTTGCTGCGATATTGGCGTACAAACCGGGTTTAGTAGCCACGCTTAGCGCCCATCTTCTTGGCTGGTTTAGAGGTCATTTTAGCGCCAGTTTTTTTAGCGTACTGTTTAGCCTCTTTTTTACCTTTAGCGGTGTATGGGAACTTCTTATCTTTTACCATTGGCATATTACTTCCCTTTCTTAGATTTACCAGCTTGACTTAAAGCGATTGCTACTGCTTGCTTGCGAGAAGTTACTTTCTTTGGTGATTTTCCGATATTGAGTTCACCGGCTTTATACTCACGCATTACTTTACTAATCTTTTTTTCTGCTTTAGTCTTTTTCACTGTTTTTACCTTTCTTTTTACCTAACCAACCTTGGACAGTTTCTGTTTCATAAATCCGAAAGCCAGTCCAGATGATTGTGAATAATGCTGCAATGGCGGGTAGTATCTGAGCTAAAGTACCAAGAACGGTAGCAATTGATACCGCATCGCCGATTACTTTAACTCCCTCGTCAACGTGGTAAGCCATGATTTTTACTCGTAAAGAATATTAATAGAACCAGCATCAAATGTATCTGTACCGCCAACTGTAGTGATACGAACTTGAGTTAATGTGTCTGACAATGTTTTAGAACCACCTAAAGATGCCACATTGGCTGAAACAGTTGGTTGTTGTGCAACATCACCACTTATAATCCAAGTATTACCATCAATTTTGCATAACACTGCATTTCCTGTTAAAGAAGAAGCTGCTGCTTGAGCCTGTGTTAACAGATAACCAGTTGATGAATTTGCAGATGAAGCACCGTTTTGCGCAGTTGATAAATAACCAGTTGTTTCAAAACCGCCAGCATCCCCAAGCTGTAACTGAACTAATGAAGTACTGTTAGTCGAAACACCACTTAACATTACAGTAATTCTTTTGACCCACGATGGAATGCTTGTAAAATCAATTGCTGTACCGCTAGTTGATGCGGCTGCAGTTCCACTGGTTAAAACACCTACACCGGTTGGAGTTCCAGCAAAAGTCGGACTTGTAAAAGTACCATTACTTGCTGAAGGAGTAGTTAAAGTAGGTGTTGTTAAAGAAGCACTTGTTAGGTTAGGGCTATCGCCCGATATTGTAATAGCCATAATTAAGCCTCTTGGGTGGGTTCTACTGGAGTTTCAGCAGGAGTTTCTACTACTTCAGCAGCTTGTGCGGCAATAGCGGCATCGTAAGCGGCTTGTTCTTCTGCTGTGTACTCTACTTGAGTTACTTCGCCTGTTTGTACATCTACAACGATTCTGTGTGTCATATATTAGCCCTCGTAAAGAATATTGATTGAACCAGCGTCAAATGTATCTGTGCCGTTAACTGTGGTAATGCGTACTCGGTCTAATGTTCCACCAAGAGCAAGAATGCCACTAGCAACGCTTGTTTCTGTTGTCGAGTTTGAGGTGTTGGTAGAGCAAACCCAAGTATTTCCTGAAATGTTGGTAATTATTGAAATACCTGAACATTACAGTAATTCGTTTTACCCAAGAAGGAATACCAGTAAAGTCAATAGAAGTTCCACTTGTACTTGCAACAGCAGTACCACTTACTAATTGACCATAAGCACCAGTAGAAGCTACAGTTAGCTTAGTAGTACCATTACTTTGTAGTTCAATTGTTCCACTTGTATCAGCAGTTTGTACTAAACCGCTTGATGTAGATGCGTTTAATGTGACAGCCATTATTGGACTCCTTCTAATTGCTCGTCTGTTGGTCTAGCTAGGGTAGGATGATTCCATTTAGCAATGTAATCGCCTTTGCCGTCTGAATCGTTTTGCAAAAGAATTGTTCCTTCAATAAAATCATTGATAGTTAATTCAGGATAAATAACTGTAATTTTTTCAAATAATGTCATATTAAGCCGCCCTTACTAACGCACCAGTAAACCTTGTATTTGAGGTTGCGTTTAAATTAATTGTTGCTGACCCCGATGTACCTATAGCATACATTTCCACATAATCTGTTGTTCCGTTCATATAAATAACAGTAGATACCGCAGCATAATTTGTATTAGTTATACTGCTACTAATATTCATTCCAGCACGACTGTATGCAGAACCGTTTTTATATATATATACGGAAGATAAACCACCAGTACTGTCTGAAAAACTTATTTGAGCATTTGCAGTAATTATGTAATAACCAGCAACAGTTGGCGTAAAAGTAGAAGAAGCAAAGTTACTGTTTGTATCAAAATCAACACTATTAAATGTTACTTTTGTTACAACAGAGGTGGTAATTGTTTGTGCAGTTGTTATTTTTGTAGCACTAAACGCTGGTCCGTTGACCATTACAGTACCGCTAGTGGTCGGCAAAGTTAAAACAGTAGTACCAGCTACCGCTTGTTCTTGTAGCGTACAACTTCCGCTTGTTGAGCCTAATAAGACAATAGACATATATTTTCCTTATAAAACGACCCAGCGACTACCGCTAGGAACAGTTACAGAAACACCTGATGCAATCGTGATTGGACCAGTAGACATAGCATTCTTGTTTGTGCTGATGGTGTAACTACCGTTTACAGTTTTGCTATTCTCATAGAAAATATCATCTGCACCGTTACCACGAGCGCCGCCGCCGATTTCAACGACAGTACCAGTAGAGGTCTCTGTGAATATCTTACGATCTGTTACGTTGACCGCTAACTCGCCCTGAACTAGCTGACCCGCTGTTGGGACTGAGCCAGCCGTTGAGCTGTTTTTAATTACAATGGTTGTTGGCATTAATACGTTCCTCCGTCAATTGTACCGCCACTAATATCTGAACCAGAAATCGTGGCTGATGCTGTCATCGCCGACGTTCCATTACCTTTTACATAACCAGTCAATGTCGTAGCACCGGTTCCACCGTTTGCAACAGCCACAGTGCCTGTGACATTCGCTGCATTACCACTAATGTTACCGCTAATCTTTGATCCTGCTAAAGATGTAATCCAGCTTGGATCTGCATAACTACCAGTAGTAACAACACCATTGGTTGCTGTTGCGGCATTTCCTGTAATACTAATACCCCAAGTACCGCTTGCACCAGTTCCAGTTGGGCTAGGAACATCTGTACCAATTGCTAAACCGATAGAACTACGCAATGTAGTACCCGATTCTACCACAAAATTAGTACCATTGCCAATAATAACCCCATTATCTGTAGGGGTTAATCCAGCAACATCTGCTAATTGTGGGTCATAGGCTTGGACATCTGTGCCAATGACTAAACCAAGGCTAGTTCTTCCAGTAGAAGCATTGAGTCCTGTAGAACCACCATCCCATTTAAGGCGATCGGTATAGGCTGTATCCCATTCAGACTGCTTTGTGGTGGTTGGTAGCGAATAACCAGACGCAAACGCTAATGCTAAAGTTCCTGCTGAAGTTACTGGAGATCCAGTTACAGCAAATCCTGTTGGGGCTGTTAAAGCGACACTTGTAACCGAACCAGATCCGGAAGAACTAATCCATTCAACATCGGTAGCAGTTCCGTTTAACCCAAGAACTTTACCAGCATTGCCGGTATAGCTTGGAAGCAAGTTTACACGGGCGTTAGCTGCTGTTGTAGCGCCTGTACCGCCATTAGCAACTGCTACAGTGCCTGTAACATTGGCTGCATTGCCGCTAATATTACCACTAACTTTAGAACCAGCTATGCTAGTAATCCACGCAGGATCAGCATACGAACCAGTAGATACAATTCCGTTAGTTGCTACTACTGTACCAGTTAGTTTACTACCGTCTAACGAGGTAATCCAACTAGGATTGGAATATGTACCAGAAGTATAAACTCCGTTGGTTACTGTTCCTGCATTACCGTTAATGTCTCCTACAATCGTAGAAGAGAATGTTTTGATACCAGCAATTGTCTGATCACCAGTAGTGTAAACACCGTTGGTAACAGTAGCAGCATTTCCGCTAACATCAATCGCCCAAGTACCAGAAGCTCCTGTACCAGTAGGACTGGGAATATCGGTTCCGATAGCAAGCCCTAAATTGGTGCGAGCTGTTTCCGTATCGGACGCACCAGTACCGCCATTACTTGTGGCTAAAACACCGCTAATGTCGTCAGTGCTTATAACAATATTATCCCAAGAGGTGTTTGCACCATCAGTCTTGAGATATTTACCGCTGTTAAATTGTTGTGTAGGCGCTAAAGCATTGAAGGCTTTATTAGGGTCTGTCTGTCCAGTACCGCCTTGCGATATAGACACAGATAGCAGAAGTATCACGCAACTCTGCAACACCGTAGAGAGTGTCAGCAGTGAAGAGTGTACCTAAGTACTCTTGCTTGTACTGAGTTTGGCTGCGAACAGCTACTTGCTCAGCGAGAACAGCGAAGTCCTTGTGTGCCATCAAAGCAATGCGGTCGCCGTCAGTTGCAGCGTCAGCATTGGTGGTTACATATACGGATACACCGTAGATGTCGCCGATCATACCGTTACGGATGCTGTTAGCAGAAGCAGCCTCACCAACGCTATTGAACGTGGTGAAAGTGTCTAAGCCAAGCAATGTGTTACGGCTTGATGGAGGGATGATGAAGAAACGACCGTCCATTGGAACATCGTTGTCATCTAAGCGCTGAATGGTACGGCGGATAGCAGCAGCAGTCAAAGCAGCAGCAGTGCCGGTGTACAGAGTCGTACCGTCGTCACCTTTGTAAGCCTTGTCATAAGCAGCAGTACCGTCGCCACCGTTAGCACCACGACCTAAACGAACTAAGTCGGTGTCAACTTGCCTAGCAAGAGCGTAACCAGCGTCGTCGGTGTAGAACTGACGGAGTGAAGACAGAGCTTGCACTTCGACGATGTCCTCAATCAAGCGGCTATATTCATAGTGCTTGTTGATGTACACCAATACTTCTGATTCGGTGTTTGCGTTCAAAGTAACTTGAGTTTCAGCAACTTTCAAGTTAGCAGAGCCACGAACAGGAGCTGGAATGTGAACGGTGTCACCTTTCTTGCCCTTGAATGACATCTTTTTGAACAAATTAGCAGCAACTAAATTCTTTTTGTAAGCTGCTACGATTTCGTCAGACCAGATTTCTGGAATGAACGTTGCCGCACGAGCTGCGGTTACGTGGTTAGTACCTAATGCCATTTTATAAATCTCCTAAGATTAAGTTATTTAACCCTGTTTTCAGCATAGGCAGCCATAATTTCATCTTGTAGCGCCATATACCGATCAGGATCAGTCATTTTCAATTTGATAAGGTCAGCCCGTCTGTAAATCTTTTTGCTTACTTCTCCAGATCCGCCAACATCCACTGCTGCAGCACGTAATGCTGTTTCTTGAGCCTTGGTTTCTACTGCGTTTGATAATTGCTGCTGTTGCGTTGCTTTGATTTGCTTGAGTTCTTTGTAAGTACTTAGCAATTCATCTGCTGCAGGAAAATCAAATTCAGTATCTGCCTTGGTAAACAAATCAATTCGCACTGGGCTTGCTTTAACCCACTCATGGAAGTTAGCGTTTTGTGCTATTTCCATATAATCAGGATGCTTAGACTGCAACTGTTGTGCAATCTTCATCTTCTTCATTTCGAGTGCTGCTTGTTTTGCTTCAAGAACTGCAGGGTGCTGATCGACAGCTTTGTTTACAGCCTGTCTTGGATCAACAAAAAAATCTTCTTCTGGTTCTGATTCAGGTTGTTTCTGTTGCTTGGCATCGAGTTGTTGCTTGAGGAGTTGATCAGCGAGACTACGAACCTCATGTACTTCTTGTGCTTGTCGTCCAATGAGCTTTTCAGCTTCTTGGTGCATCTTAACGATGTCTTCTAGTGACTTGCCCTTGTACTTATCAGGAACTACTTCCTGTTTAGGTTCTTCAACTGGAGTCTCAATTTCTTGAGGTTGTTCCTGTTTTACTTCATCGATCTGACTATAGGTTCCTTCTTGCAGTTCGTTTTCTTCAACAAATTCAGCCATAATAATGCTCCTGTCACAAAGTGATTGTAGGATTTATAAAATAACAAAGGTGCTTACGCAGTATCTTTGTCTCTATTGAGCTTACGCTCTTGTGCCAACTTCTCAGCTCTTCGTTTCTCCCACTTACTCGTTGCACTAGGAAAAATCCCAGTAAACGGTTCGAGGTTGATACGAGGTGTTGATAATTGGCGATGTGCGGTCAAGCCACACTCCGAACAAGTAACGCTAACGGTATCAATTTCCACTAGTTTTTCTTGTTCATGTCCGGCTTCGCAAAGGAAGTCGAACAACCTACGAGGCATCTGAAGCGTCTCCCGACGAGTTCTGAAGTTGCTCGTAAGCCTTTGCTGAAGTATCTCGTAAGGTTAGCACCCATAAAATGATGTCTAATTGTCCTTTACGGAAAAACAGCGTTTTTTCATCTGGAACGCTCATCAAGTTATCAACGGCTTTCTGCATTTCTTTAAGGTCGGTGACTAAGTCTAACCAACCCTGCGTTGACATCATTGAAAAACGATCGTCATAATACTTTTGAAGTTCTTTGTCCACAGTTTTCTCCTTTAATGGGAACTGTGTTGTTAAATTACAACACTGTGGCTGATATTACCACAGTTTTGTTAAAATGTCAAGCACTTTTTGATTGTTTTTGCAACATTTGTAAACTAGCGATACGCTCGTTACTCTTAATATCCTCTTCTTTGAGGGCTAGTTCAGCAATCTTGGCTCTTTGCTCAAACTCTCCGCTGGTGTTTTGACCCCTAATATTCTGGCTTAGACCGCTAATTACCTTCGCTTGGGTCTCGGCTGGCATCAATTGAGTCTCAACTACATCTTTCTGAGCAGAAGCGTTGTTTCTAACGGCTTCGGACTGTAGTTTAGCGATTTGAGCCTGTGCTGCAGCCACTTCAAGCTGGGTTTGAACTGCTTGTAATTCCTGTTGTTGTGGGTTAGGTTGCATCATTTGATCCAAAGTAGCTTCCATTTCAAGGCGATTTGGTAAGCTAGAGCTGGCAATAATGCCTTTGAGAAGCATTGGCAATACAGGCGTATTAGGTCCAAGAGTCTGTAGCAACGCAATAAGCTGTTGTTGCTCGTATTCACGGGCAATAATGCCTAATGTAGCTGTTGGAATGAACTTGAGGTCCACTGTTGGATAGCGCTCAGGGTCAAACTGCATGAAACGATAGGCAGCTTTCTTAATAAACGGAACTAAGAAGTCCTCTTGGAAGTTCATGAGTGTCCGCTTATACTTCTTAATGATTCCAGCAACCGACATCGAGGTTTGTGGGTAATCACGGGTAGAAGCTGTTGGCTGTCCAGCCGCATCGACAGTACCAGTAGCTTGTAGTAACATCTTTTCAAATACAGAGCTGGTTGTCAAGTTAGCAGGATCGGTATTGCCAAACTTAAACGGAACCATAATTTCATTTGGATTACCGTTGGTAAGGATTGCTTTACCGGGTTTGACTTCAAACTTAGCGCCACGAGGCAGACGAGTAGCATCCATCGCTACCATTGGAGCTGTAGTCAATGCTAGGCTGTCTAAATGCGCCCGTAACTGAGCATCAATAGCCTTTTGCATATTGTAGGCTTTTTCGACAGTGCCACGACCAAAGAAACGACCGGGAACGCTATCGTCTTGATAAGCGATTACAGGACGATCCTTCATCATGTACGGATTCTTTTCTGCCTTGAGCAGAGTTCCGCCATTGGCGATCACCACGATGCACTCGACTAAATCGCTGTATTTGTCAGCAGTCGTGTCATCTGGGAAGAGATCAACAACTTCACCCTCTTCATTTTCTAACTGCTCGATATACTCACGAGGAGCAAGACCGTAGTAAGTCAATAGCAATACTTTATCGTCTTGGAACTGGGTAACTTGTTGAGTAGGCTCTAAGTCGGTATCTTCTGGAGCTTGTTGAATATCTACTTTGCGGTAGATACCTTTTTCCATTCCTTCAACAACCTTGTGAATCGACACATACTTCTCGACTGCAATTCCCATTGCGTCGTCAATCGTAGTAGCATTTGGGTCAATGAGGAAGTTTTTAGGATTGACAGGATTTAACTTAACGCAAGTGTATTCCTTTTCCATAATACCGTATGCAGCAGTGCCATCAGGCATTGGCATCGTAGTAGGAATCATCTCAGGCTTACGTTGGACAAGAATCTCACCGATACCTGTACCGTAAATCTCAGCCATTAACTCGATCTGCGAGATGGCTTTACGAGCGTTATCTTTTTCTAAATCTTCTTTAAGCTGTCGTTTAAGTATTTCAACATCAAGTTTGTTTGCGTCGCCCAAGTCGTCAGCAATGTCAAACCATTCTCCATTGCCGAATATGGCTTCGCATACCTCTGCATGTCTTGTTTCCACAGCTTGTTGAGTCGCTGGGGAGATAATACGGCTTCGCTCAGATTCACGAGTGCGGTCTTCGGCAGACCATTGTCCTCGAAAAATGCGTTCATATTCTTTCCAATCCTCTAAAAAGTTGCTATCACGCCAGTCTCTCCAGCGATCGGTATGGGATACAACGAAGTCTACGATCTCTATGTCTGACTGAGTCGGTTCTTCAAATACGTTGTTGTTCATATTTTCAGCCATGTTTTTCCTTACTTAGTAGTATCGCCAAAAGGATCTTGATACATTGGATTTAGAATTTGTTGTTGCGGTCTAACTGCCTGTATTGCTTTATCTAAAGTGTCTAAGCCAATAGAATCAGGATCTTGACCGTACTGCTGCATGAACAATTCTTTCCATGCTGTTTGATGCTTTGGCGACTTTAACCATGTTCCGTCAGGCGCTCTTGAAGACCAATGCGGCATTTTATCATAGGGGCTAATTTCTTCAGTAACACCCTTTTTCCACGCTCCACGATAATCATATTCGCCAGAAGCAAGCATTTCATCAATAATTTCATTATCGCTTAGCTTGTTAACAGGTTTTTCTAAATCTTGAGCAATTATAGGTTTTAGATTTGTAAATAACTGTGTGCCGGTAATCCATTCTCTAAACTGTTTTTCTTCTGTATCAGAAAGTTTAGTTGGCGACCAATTCGTCTCTTGTAATTTGTAGTATTCTTTTAGCCAGTCATCCATCTTAGTATCCGCTTATAACATCCAATACTTCGTAGTCATCGTCGTCATAATCCTGTTGATAGTTCGATACCGCTAACTGATCAACATAAGCCAATGCGTCGACTAAGTCGTCATGCACATTAGCGGTTGGGAAGAGGAGCAACTGATCTACTAACTCTCTCCAATCTTCGTCTTCGTTTAAGGTGATTCTGCCATGCTCGAATCGACCTTGTAGCGCCCAAGCAATTCGCTCAGTCTTCTTTTTGTTGCCATGCGTCAAATCTGTGATGTGAAAGTACACATTATTCTTACGCATTAAATCATTGAGGTAAGGAGCAACAGCATTCTTTAGCGCCCCTCGCTCGATACCTACAGCCATCGGTTGATACTCGTGTACAAGTCGAAGTATCTTTGCTGCTGTCTCTTTAATGTCCCAACGACCATGTACAATCTTTTCAACGAACCAATCTCCTTGAGGATCTACTTTTACAATGGCGATAGCGGATTCGTCTAAGCGTTTCTTTGAAGCACCAGCGTTCTTCGCCACCTCTTCAAATCCTGCCAAATCGATAGCGATAACATAGTCCCCGTACTGAGGGTCTTCACCATAACGGATCCACTCTTCTTTAAAGATCTCCTGCCCCGCATTGTCAAAAGATGCTTCGTACTCTTGCTTGAACGCAAAAGACGACAGCGTTTTTCTTGCAGCGTCCACCTCTTTCGGGTCAATCGTCTCATTATCTTTTGTAGTAAAGTGCCAAGCCTTCCATTCATGATCTTCTGCTTCAAAGCCTAGCTTATACATCTCATAGAACCAATTCCGCCCTGACGGAGTCGAGATGAACATCGCTTCACCTTTACGGTCTGAGAGCGATGCTCGGATAATCTTTTCCCAAGTGTCCTGCTTAATAAACGCACACTCGTCTAGGACTGCGTAATACAAACTCAGACCACGAAGGGTATCACTGTTATCTGCACCACGAACATGAATCTTACGACCATTCACTAAGGTGATGTCCAGATTGTTAATGTGTGCCGACTTAATCACTGGCTTACCAATCTCTAGGAGACTGTCCCAGATGATTTGTCTACTTTGACCGAGCGTCGGGGAGACATAAAGTACGGCGCTCCCCTCCGGAGCTTCCAATGCTTTGATGATTAACATCATCGTTGCTAGACGACTCTTACCGCACCGCCGCCCGGCTGCTATTACTTTAAAACGAGTCTTGTCCTTAAAGACATCTTGTTGCCATTTTAGCAACTGAAAGTTAAGACTCGTCACTATCGACCTCACCCATGTCTACGACATTGGCATCTACGCTAGGACTATTCAGCCCAGTGATGTTAATGCTAATCTGCGGTGTTTGACCGCTGTTTTTCGCCGCATCGAACATCGACAGCGGTAAGACACGATCGACACACATCTTCAATGCAGCGATTTGATCCTTATCATTTGGGTCTAATGCTTTGTGGATCAAAGTCTCAATAATCTTATCTCCGGAGGTGCCAAGCAATCTGGCTTTGAATTCAGCAATTCGTGCTGAGTCTCCGGCTGGTCTTCCGACCTTACCCCTATTACCCTTCTTCTTCGCCTCGATGTCC